TCTGTTTGGTTCTTTATAAGAATTCCTGTTAGGTCCTTTACATTCCAACGAGTCATAACGCAAACGATTTTACCGCCTGGTTGTAAACGTTGTCTTGGACCTGAAGTATACCATTCGTATGCTTTTTCCAAAGCACCCATGTTCATAGAATCCTGTTCCGAGTGTGGGTCGTCGATGATAAGAAGATCAGCACCTCGACCTGTAATAGCACCCCCGACGCCTGCTGCAAAATACTCGCCACCTTGTGCAGTTTCCCAGCGACCAGCGGCTTGTGAGTCTTCTCTGAGTCTTGTCTTAAATACCTGTTGATATTCTGGAGAGTCAATTAATGTTTTAGCTTTACGCCCGAACCTGACTGCTAGTTCTCCTGTGTGGGTTGTTTGTATAATTTTTAGTTTTGGATTCTTCCCGATCATCCAGGCAGGCAACAGGGTTGAGGCGAACTCTGACTTGGTATGCCTTGGTGGCATATTCACAATCAGTCTTTTTATTTTTCCTGTGGCAAGATCATTAAATTTTTTTGCAATCGTTTTGTGATGCTCACCCTCAATAAAATCAGGCCACATCTGTTTTGTAAATTCTAAAAAATCATTTCTTGCAAGTTCTTTGTTACTTTCTTCTTTGTATTTAAATAATAATTTTTTAAATCTATCTCTGACGTCAGGTGGTAGTTTATTTATTTTATCTATATCTATTTGCATTTGAAAAATTTTTTGTAAAATTTTTTTACATGTTGTTTTTAGTCTTATAATGATTTTTAAG